TTTCAAGATCTGTCGTAGTTCATCATCATCAAACTTGACGTAATAGTTATCACGATGCTTCATTTTTTTCTCTCTCATCAAGTGCTTCGTTGATAATCTGCTTCAACTCAATACGTTCTTCTGGAGTGAAGATTGTACGGTGCTTTACTGGCATAGGATCATAACTATTTGGTTTCTTTGATTTACCAGGAAGACTCATACCCTGTGTGTCAATTTTATCTTGTCTCATTTGAATTCACACTCCACCATGATTTCAGTCAATGCTGCAAGAAGATTTATTTCCTGATCTGCCACAAATGCCACTTGATACTGATACTTAGCAATGACAAGCACAGCAGCAGGAATACTATTCGGAACCAGGGAATCATAACAAGCATCGTAAATACGACGCAATATGACAGTAGTATCATTGTCCAGGTTATTGACAACCCATTTACGTACTTCGGGAAAATCTTTTTCCTTAAGTTTCTTAACCAATGCATTAGTATTGATGTCGGAGAATTCAGCAAGAATTGCAGAGTCGATTTTACCGCCTGCAGAGTACCGTTGGCACTCATTTAGAACACGTCTCCAATCTGGAAAGTGTTTGTTAATAAGTTCTACCAGGACCTTGTTATCATATTCAACACCTTCTGTATCCAGGATTTCTTGGATACGTCCGAAAAACTTTGCAGCGATGGTTGGTTTTTGTTTTCCCGTAATGGAGAAGTCGATACAGGCACATCGACTGTGGAGGGGTTCGATGATTTTGTTTTTATAGTTACATGTAAAGATGAATCTACAGTTGTTATAAAATGCCTCAATATTCGCCCGTAAAAGGAGTTGTACGTCGTGGGTTGTGTTATCAGCTTCGTCAATAATGATGACTTTGTGCTTCGCTTCAGTTGCAGAAAGTGATACGGTCGAAGCAAAGTTCTTGGCTTGGTTCCGTACCGTGTCCAAGAATCGTCCCTCATCGGATCCATTAATGACATAATAGTCTACTCCTAATTCATTACAAAGAGCCTTTGCAACCGTTGTCTTGCCAACACCAGGAGGACCAGAAAGTAGAAGGTTGGGGATCTCTTTCTTATTTAGAAACTGCTTAAACATCTGTTTGGCAGAGTCGGGGAGAATACAATCTTCAATAGTTTGAGGACGATATTTCTCAACCCAGAGGAAATCAGTTTTGTTCATAATAAAATTTTTAGTCAAAAATGGGCATAATTCTTTTCCTAGTCTCTTGCAACTTTACCGGATCATTACCATAAAAACCCATATTCATGTAGACACAATCAATATACCGCAAATCCTCACGGGTTGCATCATAAGTAAAGTAGTCACAAAACTCAAGAATTTCTTGAGGAACTTCTATCTGTTTATATTCATATTCAATAAACATTACGAGACATCACTAATGTGTTTCTTGAGTGTAAAACTTCCATCTCCATTGTCAATCCATTCTAACATATCTCCTTCTTTCCATCCAGTTTCCTGGAGTAGTTCTTCTGTGAAGGTCAAAATTCCATCATTACTAACTGTCAAAGTAGTTTTCATTGAGAATAATTAATAAGAAATTTATCTTTTAAGTGCCAGTGAATATCATCATGCACTTGTTGCATTGCATTGTGTTTGATTGCCCAGTAATCATCATCATCGTTGATGAGGACAGTGACTTGGGTTTTCACATCAACCCTAATTGCTTTCATTACACCCACTCAGGTTTACGATCTGGGATACGAAGATAATTATCTTTTACCCAAGGTTTAGATGAAATATACATCTTGTATTTGTCGTAGATATCAACACCTGTATCATACTTGAATTCATCAGGTCCAGCAAAAACAAAAGGTGTAGGTTCTCCACCAAGGCCTTGAGAGTCTACACAGGGTAGAATATCGTTTGCTGCCATCAGTGTATCAAAACAGGTATGTGGTTTACCATACCTTAACGAATACTCTGCACATAGAGCAAGTCCATGTGCAAGTAACCACCTCCAATTACTTACAAATTCATTCGCCCACTTGGTACATGGGTGATTACGAAAAGCACCCTTCTCAGTGGCATAGGGAGTACCATCTGCCTTAGGAATGGTGCCAAATCCATGACCCCATTTGTCAGAGCACACAATAGCAAGCATCTGACAGGTCTCTAGAGGCATCTTGACAATATGTTTGTCAGGAAGAATCATAGCAGACTTGTATGGACTGGGATCTGTAACAAAAATGTTCATGATAAAAAATTGAATGATCAGGAAGTGATCAAGAGACCGTCACTTCCTATAGTACGCAAACGGTTTGCGTTTACTCACTCATTCATCATAGTTAGAATCTGGTTCCAGTGCAATGTAATACACGAGATTTTTATCTTCTGAAACAAAACGAGAAAGTAGTTTGCTGGAGATAGTCACGTTGTAGGAACCAGGAAGGATCTTGATGTTCTCAACTTTGAAGTTGAGACAGAAAGACGCAGCAGTTTCACCAACCACGACAGCATAGTCATTGGAAGTATCGTTCTTCTTATCACGAACAACGATCTTAACTACACCATTCTCGCCGATTACGGAAAGGTCGGGGACACCATAGACTGCAGCAGCCTTCAACAATTTGTCCAGTTGTTGAGTGTTAAGTTCAAAACTCACATCTTCAGAAGGCAGAGTGATGGACTTATCTGGAGGAGTAACGATAACTGCAGGATCTGCAAAGAAATACTTGGAACGAGTCTTACCCTCACGGATAGAAACATAACTTTCATTCTTGAAATCTAACTGAGGATCTTGATACAGCGACATTGCGTTCAAGAACTCATTCAGGTTGTAGATACCGAAGTCGCGTTCAAACTCTTCGTCAATATTGACTTCTGCAAGAATGTTTTTCATCACACTGATGGTGCGAATGGTCTTGCCTTGTTTGAAAAGGATAGATTGATTGATACCCGCAAAGTTCTTCAGAAGGTTGAGGGTTTTGTCGGAGAGTTGCATATTAGTTGTCATTGATTGTAGGTTTCGGTAATAGAGTTCTTGTCGTTGAAGTGCATCAGAAGGACTGCATAGTGGAGAATCTTCATGATATCTCGACGTGCAGTACCTTTCTTATCGTATCGAGATGCATACTTCAGAATATTACTGCGACAAAATGCCTCACCATCACCACAAGCTTCAATAAGGTCAAGAGTTTGAATCTTATCGTCACCAGCAGAATAATGCTGGTCATATGTTCTAACAATATAATCTTTTAGTTCTTTGAGGATTTTATCCTCACTGTATTTGTATCGATTAGGATCGTTGTTCATAGTCAAATCAATGGAATAGTCATCCTTGGTATCAAAGGTAATGTAATCAGTTCCTGCACCACCGAAGATATCATTCATATCGACAGGTTGTGCAGCACCAATCAAAGTGTCTTCAGAGAAAGTACCACCTGTGAAGGTAATGGTATCGTCAGACATGCCACCTAGCATAGTCATTGCAGTGTTCATAATGTAACCTCAGTAATTGTATCAAGAAAATGGAACATCGTCAACATTCTCAGAGGGCATCTGGAAGTCAACATCAACTTTGTCATACAGTTCCATGAAAGACTGTTTTGTTTCGTCATCAAAACGATTCAGACAAACTTGCATCGCTTTGGCTTTGTCATCGAAGATTGAATATGCCTTGACAATGTGAACCAAACGACGGGTACTGATCACCTCTTCGATACCACCATCATAGAAGGTTTTACGGATAATGTCTGCCCAATCTGCAAGACGCTTACAGAAGTTTCCATCATCACAGAGTTTGTTGAGGATTTTGGTCTCAATAGTGGCAGTAGGATACTCCTGCTCAAAGGTTACAGGGAATCGTTCAAGGAATGCTTCGTTGAGAACGTTAGTTCCAATGAATCGTCCGTCGTCGCTACCCTTACCCTTAGTGTTTGCTGTGGCGATGACGTTGAATCCACTTGCAGGGTCAACTCTCCGTCCGATCTTTTTAAGGAAGACACCCTTACCTTCTAGAATGGACTGCAAGCATAGGATCTTGTTAGAGGCGAGGTCGATCTCGTCCAGAAGGAGCACTGCTCCACGTTCGAGTGCTTCAATGACAGGACCATTGTGCCACACAGTGTTTCCATCAACTAGACGGAAACCACCAATGAGATCATCCTCATCAGTTTCAATGGTAATGTTTACACGGATGAGTTCTCGTCCAAGTTGGGCGCACGCTTGTTCAACAGAAAACGTTTTACCGTTACCAGATAGGCCCGTGATAAACGTAGGGTAAAAGAGACAGGACTTAATAATTTTTTTAACGTCACTGAAATTACCAAACTGGACGAAGGAATCATCTTTCGCAGGGATAAGGTTTTGTTCGATTGCAGGCAGTGCTGCAGGTCCATTGTAGGTTACTTCCAGATCCTGAACAGTCTCTTTCGTAACTTCCAGATTCCACCTCCCATGACCCGACTTATAGTTGGCAAGACGGCGAGAAACAGTCTGATAACTCATACTGTTCATTGCACACCAGGCTTTGATGTCAGCGCTGGTGACAGTTTCTCCGTAGAGATCTTTAAGGGAGTCAATCAGTTGATCGTCGGTCATCTTGAGGCGAGTCATGAGTTTTGTCGTTTCAACAAATAAATTATAACGCACTTTCTCCATCCAAGGACAGTCTATGGACAGTTCCTCAACTGTCTATGAGATCCTTTACCTTACCATACTTCCATCGATTCCAGTAATCATACAGAGTTACTTCGATTTCAGGATCAATCAAATAAAGATTGAATAGACATCTCTGTTGAGCAAGTTGAACCTCAGTATGACCATATAAAAGATTTGTTGCGTCTGTAGAAAAGATGTTTGATAGATTTACAAACTTTCTACCTTTACCTGTGAATATCTTACAGAACTTATCTGTTTCTTTGTAGAGATCAACTTTCTTGAACTCTACATTACAAGCTCTGAACCATGTCCAATAATTTATAAAATTTTGAGATCCACCAAAATAATTGATAGTATCTTTCAGAGATTTGATAAATGAAACATCTTTGAATATAGTCATGTCATCATGTTGATCGCCCTGTTCATCGGGAGCAATATGAGTTTTACCAATCCAAGTGAAGTCTTCTTTATATTGAAACGTCTTCATACACTCAAGTAGATTCAGATGTCGTTTGCCCAAATCATCTTGCACAAACCCAGGTGTACTACCCCACTCATATAGATGTCTGTACCAAGCAAGACTCCGTTGATTAAAATCATAAACAATAATTTTAGATTTTGGATTGAGTTTCTTTTGTCTGAAAAGATCAAAAATCTTAAATCCGCTTGCAGTGTTTACAGCAAGATCAAAAGTACCCTCATTTGATACACGCATATCCTCACTATTAAACAACCAAATCTGATCCTTTACAGATAAAGCGTCTTCAATAGATTTCTTTTGATTCCAGTTCTGACTATCGTAAGTCGTCATAGTTTTCAATGACTGTTCATATCGAGAAGTCTCGTGCTCTGGATAATGATAGAACTTGTTATGTCTTAGTGTTTCATTCAACATAACAACGGACCAACCGCCTTCAAACATTGCTTTGAGAAGTTCCCACCCCTGACCAGCAAATGGTTGTTTAGTTCTCTTCTTATCTTTATTAACTCTTACCCATAGAGGAGTATAGTCATGATGGAAGTTCTCTTCACTTCTTTCCAAAACAGGTAGGAGTTCTTCAGACTCTCCTTGCCATGTACCAAAGTCAGGTCTACCAACTTCCTTCCATGCATGAAGATTGACAATAAAGAACTGATGATGAAGTTCTGCCCAATGATCTGGTTTAATTAGACAATGACCAGCAACACCAAAATCCTTATCCTTCATAATAAAGTTTCGGATCTCTCTATCATATTCAAAACTTTTGAGAATAGTTCCTGCAGCGAGAACTACACAATAATCATATCCAGCATCTGCGGTTGTCTCTAGAAGTTCTTTGATAGAGTCTCCAAAGAAAATATCAGACTGTTTATGTGCCCTCTTGAGGTAGAACAATGAAGAACCTTTGAATCGGAGATACATTGCAGTATTCTCAATTCTATCAAGTTGATTGTAGATCCCATAACAGATCTTTCTATCTTTGTCTTCCAACCTCATCTGAAGTTGTTTATATGCACCCTCAACCAACTTGGGGTTTACATCCCCGTGGACTATAAAGTGATACCTAGGTTTATTACTATTGTTATAAACGGCATGAGTATTTCCAATGTCCAAGAACATTCCTCTACCTTGTTTGAATGGAACTTCTCCATGATCTTTGAAGTAGAAACCACAACCCTGTGGATTATTGATTGCAATGTTTAGTGGTCCAAAGATTCTACCTTCCCCATCGTTATGAGGCATGATGTGGCCACCAGGTTCGATCTTCATGATCCGAACTCGATCAAATCTACGATACCCAAGTTTCTTCAAAAACTTTACACATGCAGGAAATTTTTCACATGCACTCGTCCATCGATATTGGTTTGGACTTCCACCATACTGATCATAATTTTCAGTGGCATCTGGACGTAGACCATGTAAAGACAAACCCTTCCACCCCTCATGAGAATAACTAAGGTGTTTGTCTTTTTCCCTATGTCCAACGAACATGTCATCGTTCTGAACACACTCGCGATACATTTCCGCAAAATTGTCCTTAAAGTCTATGCTTAGATAAGGCCAATCCGAATCCCAAATATCTTCAGGTAAAGGTAATGTAGGTTTCCACTCGTTAGATTTAGATGTGGAAATAAACTTTTCAAGAATCTGATTCATCATCTTCATCATCTGTATCTATAATTTCAATACCAATAAATTCTTCTATCTTAGAAAAGACTTCAATGTTCCAACGTTTTTGTAATTCTGGATCATGTCTCCATGCATCCAGGTCTGGATTAAATCTTGTAAAGGTTTCGTCAATAATGACTCTACCAAGGTAATACCTACCAAGAGCAAGTTTATCCCTATCGTGGATGGGAATCATTGCCCTAGTTTCTTCATCTTGTTCCAAATACCACTGATAAAAATCCTCTTCCATAGTTTTGTACGTATATGGTGTTTGAGAGAAATTCAACCAACACTCAGTACTGTACAGGGTTTGAATTTTTACTTGACCATTCTGGATTACACGAACATCATCGTCACACATCGCATGGGAGTAATCTTTACCTAAGGTATTATATCCGAGATATAAAGATCCCCAAGCAAATTCACTATCTAAGAATAATTTATCTCCCTCATCAAGCGGTTCGCCTGGGTATGCAGGATATATTGAACAGAGGCAACTATAACACGGAAACATATCAGGAGATGTCTTCATAGCAATCTCGGTAATATGAATCCACTCATTTAAACTCAACCAAGTCTCATGAGCTTCTTCACTGAGGAATCTTTCTGGATCCAAAGATTCTTCCCCATACTCTTCAAACATTTCATGAAGATGATTCAGTTTGTCCTGATCGATCTCACTGGGATCTCCCTCCAACAAAGGAAGTCTATCAGTTTCGTACAGTTTATTGATATGAGAAACAATACTGTTTAGTTTGTTTTTTAAGTATGGAAGATCCTCAACATTTTTATTGGTGATCTTAAGATTCAGATCTGCATCTTCTTCTTGTTCTTTAATTCGGATTTGTTCAATCCACTTTTCCCTAAGACTATTTGATTGCAAGTCAAAGGTAATGGGAAGGATCTTACCACCCTCCATTCTAAAATAGAATACTGCGAATTTCATAACAAAAGTTCAGTTTTTACTTTTTATCTTTCTTCTTGGTGTAGATTGCACCCTTGCCGTATTGCTTTTCGATGTTTGCTTTTACTTTCTCAAGTGCAGACATACCATCATACTTTGGTTTTTTCTTACCAAATGTATTGGGTGTATTACTGACTGGTTTCTTATAACGATTGTTACCATCAACACCACCACGTTCCATGCGGCGATCCTTCATAGCATCAGATGCTTCCTCGGTAATTTGTTGAAACCAGGACTCCTCCATGTTGAGAATAATAGTGTTTGATTCTTCATCTGTAGTTGCAAACTTTTTCTCTAGAAGATAACTTTTAATAACTTCGTAAGTTTGGAGGGCGTCCATGGTTATCACCGTTTTCTTTTATTTATTCGTCTTCGGATCCGAGTGCTTCAGAATCAACGGTTTTCATACCTCCACTCTTTACTTCTTTAGGTTCTGATTTTGCAACTGGTTTTGGTGCAGCCTTTACTACTGGTTTTGGTGCAGGTGCTGGTGCTGGTTCACCACCACCCAACAGTTCTCTAGAGAGTCTTCCCATGGGTTTACCTATTGATGTCTTAATATTTATGCGACTAGATCAATGAATTCTCCAAGAACTCTCTTGTTCATTTTCTTAGAATTTAGAGATTTTTTGAAAGCACTTTTAATCTGCGCCTTGGTTGCATCTTCTTTCACTTCGAACTCAGAATCAGATGAAAGTGCAGTTGAAGACAATCCAAAATACTTTTGATATCCAGAACCGTCGATAGATAAAGATTTGTTTTTCTTCCACTCTGCAATCTTATCATAATAACCCCTTGCACCATAGTATCGACGAATGAAAGAACCAGAATCACGACCATCCAAAATACGAATACCAATAAAGTTAGTATTAGGGAAGTTGTCTCGAAGATTTTCAAGCATCACATTAGTGAACTGAGTATATTCTCCAAAGAAAGCATAGGTCTTACCAAGTTTACGATCTCGTAGAGTGATTTCATTGTAATAGGGTGAATTGACCCCAATGTAAGGTTCACCAGACTGAGACTGTCGTTTCGGAAACTCTTTATAGTACTTCAGAGGATTTGCCTCACCATCTGTGAGAACAACACACTGAACTTTCTGAACTTGGTTTTGAGTTTTGAACTGAGGAATAATTTGATGCAGTGAGATCAGAGACTCGTTAAGAGGAGTTCCAGAAAGACTCAGACGATTAGGACACTGATATAAGTACATTGGTTGAGTATAGGTACTGGTACTGAAGTGTGCAGCAATCCTGAAAATATTGATCATATGTTGTTCAAGATCCCGACTATTGGTTTTGTGGGTGAACAAATTCATGAGATTGAAGTTACCATCTATTCGGAAGAAACCAGGAACCTTATCCTCATCATAAAGATTACCAGAATACCTATAGTCGATCCACTCATTAGTGAAAGAATATACCTCAAAGGGAATAGAAACTTTCTTGCAAAACCAAATCAGATTATAAAGTTGTTTGATAGTATCCATCATTACATGTCCCATGGATCCAGACCAATCAAGGATAAAAATTAATCCATGATTTTTACCATCAGGGAGAAGAGTTACTTTCTTGAAAAGATCTTCATTGTACTTATAAGTGTGGAGTTTAGAACAATCCAGGACACCAGTGCGAGCAGTAGATGCTCGTGAATATGCATCTGCAGATTTCTTCATCTCAAACTCTTTGACAAGATAACCCACTTCTTTCTGTGCAGACTTCTTAAATTTTTTAAACTCTGTGTCTACCAGACTGAACAATTTTTCATTAGCATCGGGTGTTCCATATTTTTCTTCTGTTTTTTGCCACCAATCGTTGATCTCCCGATGAACATCAGAGTTGGAGACAATGACCTTTTTAAGATCTACTTTAGGAATTTCTACGTAGAAAGTTTCGATTGCATTAGAATCCACCAGATCACGAATCTTCTCTTCAAGACCATCAACAGTCTTCACGTCCAGATCATCAGAGGTATTATCCTCCAATTCAATCTGTTCCTGTTCTACTTCTTCCTGTTCTTGACCCTGTTCCTTCTCATCGGACTCGGACTTCTGTTTGGAGTCAATGGGGTTTGGAACCATCGGTTCATTCTTACTTTCCTGATCATTGCTTGCAGAGGGAACCTGTACAGGAGGTTGAATCTCCGTCTCTTTTTCCTCTTTCTTCTGATTACAATAATCGTACATGCGTTGTGCAGCGATCAGAGATTCTTCAAAAGTCTCGGTATCTGCAATCTGTTTAACAATATCTACTTCCTCATCATTGTGGAAAGGAACTTGAATGAAGTTACCAATCTTGAAATGTAGATTTACTCGATCAGCCAATCCCATCTTGGAAATATCTTTATCCTTCAGATCAAAGAAGTCTTTCTCAAACAATTCTTGATACCCATTATAAAAAGACTTACGCAGACCAGGATACTTGCGTTTCATCAGTTTCTCTATACGTGCATCTTCTGTGATATTGAAGAATGACGGATTCATGTAGTACCGATCTAACCAGTTCTCATCAAGGGTATAGAGAGCGTGGCCGACCTCATGACCCACCAACATATCATAGACACTGTTGGATGCCTTCTCCCACATAGGAAGGGTCAGGACCCGACTATGGACATTGAAGGATGCAGTCTCAACATGTTTATGTTCAACCACCAGATCCTCAGTCGCGAGGAGTTTGGCGAGTTGAGATTTGATCTGGTGGCGATTCATAGGTCTGTCTCGTATGAATCAATTATACAAAAAAAGGAGGGTAGAAACCCTCCAGGTGGACAGTTCGTCAAACGAACACTCCTTGATCTTTCATGTAGTGTAGTGTTTCTCTAAGATTGCCAATGTGTTTTGCACCGATAGAAATCTGAGGATATGTTGCTTCGGGTCCAAACTCTGCTTCAAATGCTCTTTGAGTGAAGTGTTCGTTAAGTTTATATTCTAAAAACTCACCCTCTAATGATCTTAATAGTGATGCTATACGCTCACACTCCTGACTACCGTTTGTATATATCACACAAGTGTTATCAATCATTTGATTTTTGCTCCTCGTATTCTATTACAACTCGTTTGTATTTTCTACCATCACTCTCAAAGCAGGTGATATGTTGCAACTTGCCATTCAATTCATTTGCAACTTCATGCAGTTTCCACCATGGAATTTCTTTGTTAGTCACGTTGCCTCCAATCTTTTGGTTTATCTTGTTGAAACCAGTCCCTAATATCTTCAGCACTATCAAATCCCGTTTTGTGATTGGATGGGTCGGGATCACCTAATCCCATCCTATTCAGAAAATCATCTGTACTACCTTCTTCAATTTCTTGGGAAGATTGTCTTCGTGCTTTCTGTAACCAATCTCGAGCGGTAGTATGACTCTTTGCTAATTTTTCTACCCAAATCATGTCATCTAATTCAACTTCCTCCTTGTTTGCAATCTTCTTACAGATAGATTCTAGTCGTAGTCTGTACTTGGTAGATAACATATTAGTCCCTGAAATCTAATTTTAGTTCAAGATCCTCTAATTTGAGGTATTCAGAATGTGCCGTCTCTTGACGTTCACATACAATATTTAGAATATCAGTCATTATTGTATCGTTATCAACATAGTCATCAATATATTTGTAGATCGCTTCCTTCAAGTATCTGTATCGATGCCACTCGGGGGAATATGGTTTATACATGATGAAAATATGTTATAGCCGTATTATATATGAGTTTTGCCAACATGTCAACTTAAAATCTGGAATAAATCCAACCTGTACAAATATACTTATCTTTGTCTCTGGGAGGAATTCCACGATGAACGTGAGACCAGTCCGCAGGAAAAAGAAGTAATTTACCCGTTTCAGGTTTTACAAATTCGCCGTTTGCAAACTCAGTATATCCACCATGATCAATAGTATTGAGATACCAAATATAAGTAAGAACTCTTACTGCAACTGCACCAGTATCCTCTCTGGTTATAACAAAATCATGATGCCAAGTATATCCAACAGAGTTAGGATTTGTTCTTTGAATTTGATATCCAGTATCAAAATAACTTTCAAAATTTTGGGATGGAAGTGGATATTTTTTAGTGTGTTCTTCTGTGTATTGTTTTAATGTGTTATAAAAAACTTTATCTTCTTTTTGCCAATCGGGCCAATTTGATAAAGATAAATCAATAGAATCTTTGATGTCTGTTCTAACTTCTCCACCACCAATTAATCCTTGTTCTTTTCTTTTATCTCTTTCAAATTTCCATATACAATGGTTACAAAACTGAGAACTAAGAGTATTCTCATAGATGTCAATGATCATACTACTTTACTAAATCCCTTCACTTTATCAAACTTAATTACACGATCAAACTTATCCATAAGTTCATCTGTCTTATGTGAGATGACAAAGACATGTGCATCCTGTATTACGAATCTAATAATTGTTGTGAAAAAATCAGTGCCAGCACCATCTAATGAACTGTCAAAAATTTCATCCAATATAAGAAGATTGGTACTAGAAGAATTACGCATTTTTGCAATATCCCTCCAAGTAAAAAGGAGAGATAAATCGATTCGCATTTTTTCTCCCTCAGAAAAAGAATCATAACTAAAGTCTTCATGAATTGGAGACCTGATTGATTCTTTAAACTCTTCATCAAGTGAGAAGTTAATGTAGAAGTCCATCATCTGCAGGTATTTGTTTATCTGCTGATTCATCAGAGGCAAATACTTTTTGATGATTTTAGACTTAACTCCACCATCCTTCATTAAGGAATGAGCAAAGTCTAGGTAAGATACTTCTTCTCTCTGGGAGGATCTTTCTTTTTCAGTTTTGTCTAAATCCTCCTTGAGGTTTTTAAGGGTCTCTCGTTCAGTATTTCTGTTTGATACTTGATCGGCAACGTCTTGAATTTCCTTTCTAAGATTCGAGATTTGCCTATTGATCCCAGAAATTTTAACATTGTTTGTTGAAATGTCATTATTGAGTTTGTTAATCTGCGAAGAACAATTTGTAAATTGAGTGTCTTTTTCTTGTTCTACATTGATTGCAGTCTCCAACTCTTTGTAGCCTTCATTTAGCTCCTTGGACTTATCTTGAATGTCTACAATTTTATCTAGGCGAAATTGTTCTTCTAAAGGCTGGGTACATGTAGGGCAAACCGTATTGTCTTCAAAAAATTTATGTTCTTCTACAATGTTTTGTATCTTTTGTTCCAGTTTTACTTTAATTGTATTGAGTTTCTTAAGAGTTTTTTTAGTATTGTTAAGATTTTCTAACTTTGGTTGCAACTCATCCACAATCTTCAAAGTTTTTTGATCAGTCTCATCCATGATCTCATGAACTTCTCCATGAAGGGTTTCAACTTGTTTTTCTTTTCTGTCTATTCTTTCTTTACCCGACTTCTCAATATCTTTAATAAAACTCTCTTGCATCTCAATCTTATCTTCGACCATATCCTTTCGGATCGAAGCTTCACGGATAACTTCATTACAAGAACGAACCCTATCTTTGAGGATTCCGTTCATTGTAGAAAAGATTTTAATATCTAATAGATCTTCTACAATGTCTCTACGATTTGCAGATGTCAACTGCATAAAAGGAACAAATGTGGCAGATCCAAGAATAACAGTCTGAGTAAAAGACTTATAGTTTAGTTTAAGAATACCCTCTTCAAGTTTTTTCTGTTGATCAGACTGAGCCGCATCTTGATTCTGAACCTTACCTTCTACCCAAATCTCAAAGACGTTTGGTTTGATTCCACGGATTACTTTATACTCTCTAGATCCAATAGAAAATTCAATCTCTACAAGACAATCTTTTTCATTAACAGAATTTACAAGTTGAGGTTTGTTGATCTTGCGGAATGGTTTATTATACAAAACAAAGGTAAGAGCATCCAAAATGGTACTCTTACCCGAACCATTTGATCCCATGATCAAATTAGTATTTGACTTTTGAAAATCAATCTCGGTAAAATTATTCCCCGTGCTCAGGAAGTTTTTCCAACGGATCGTCTTGAACAGAATCATAATGAGGTATAACTAACTCGTTTGTACTTATGATCGAATACCTATAATTATACTTGGTACACATCGATATTGCAAGTTCTGGATCTACTTCCACAACATCCATCTCAGGAAAGTCGTCAGCTTCTAACTGCATTGCATAACGTTCAGCATCATCCTCATCCTGAAAAAAGAAAAGAGTCTTATCACCGTAATCATCTTCGACGGCATAAGCACCTTCTTCTTCTTGACCAGATATTGTGAGGATGTACATTATTCTATCTCGCAAGCTTGTTGATAAACTTCTCGTAACAGTTCTTTGACTCTCTCCTTATTCAGATTAAAATCCGAGTCTTCAACATATTTATTAAGAACAGTAATAGTGTCTTCAATCTTCTCACTATCAAAATCAACATCGTCATCGTTGACTTCAAAGTTTTCTACTATCTTAAGATCATGAATACCCGACTTGTAAACCTTATCGATAAATTTATCGAACATTAAAGGATCAGACTTCTTCCTGACTATTACTTTTACAATCTTATCTTTAAGATTCCTAGTATCAAAAAGTTTTGGGTTCTGATCTTCATAGTAAATTCTCTCAAAAATATTATATGGATTTTGAACAAACTCTAAACTAAAATCTTCGGTATCGAAAAAATTAAATCCTCTCTTATCATCCACATCATTCCAGAATAATTGATATGGATTGCCAATATAAAAAATCTTTCCATCATTTGATCTAGTATGATAGTGACCAGAACAAGTGATTCTAAACTTCTGAAAAAGATCTACACTCATACCATGTGGTTGAACGTAACCAGGATACGTAGCAAATCCTTTAAGTTCTAAATGACCAAAAGCAGCCTTTGCTTTTGTTTTTCCAATTTCTTCTTGAGTCTCTTCAAAATTTTCTGGAGAAATCCAAGGAACCATGAATGCTTTGAATCCGTCAATGTTATACTCACCAGGACCAGAGATGGGAATAACATTATCGTATTCTGACAAGAGTGAGTCTATTGAATTGACTTCATTCGTGTTCTTATAATACGCATCATGATTACCAACCAACTGGTAAACAGTGATACCTAGATCTTTAAATCTGTCATATACATTTTCTTTTGCCCAGTTGAGACACCAAAAGTCAACAGACTTTCTACTATCAAATGCATCACCAAGGTGAATACAATTTTTGATATTGCGTTTCTCTAGTTCTGGAAAAAAGATGTCTTCATAAAACTTTCTGAAATACTCATGGAAGTTTTTACTTCCTTTACGTCCACCGTAATGAGTATCAGTAATCAGTGCAATAGAACTCATTGATACATCTTTGTTTGAATGGCATCCTTAATAGAATTATACTCTGCAGAGTTATAATGGTCACCATCTACTGTGAACACTTCGTCGTAACCAGACCTCTCAATGATTTTGGTACGGATCTCCATTTGTTTCTTTTCCTTCTGAATTCTACGGAGAAACGCATAATGAATGATCTGCGTAAAGTAAGCAAAAGGATTCGAGGATTTCTCAGGATTAAAATTATGAATGTATTGAACGCAATTTTCGATTCCATCACAGATCATGTCCTCACGGAACATATAATTGACAAAGTTTGGTTTATAAGACAGATGAGTAGCGATCTTCAAGAAACACTCACCAAGATAATTGGTGATACGTGGTTTCGTCTCACCTTTCTCTGCAGCCTCTGCAACATCGTTCTTATACTTAACGATTGCTACTAGAAACTCTTTGTTATTAACGTAATGTTCTGATCTCTTGCGTTTTTGCATTTCATGGGTCCTTTACTAGTGTTTAAATTGTAACACAAAGTCGAGCTGTTGACAACACCCTAAGATATTGTGTACAATGACTCTGTGGAGTTTCAAAGATCAGCTTTCTTTTTATAAAGCTTTTCAAACTTTATTCTTGCTTCAGATACTTTTGAAACATATCCAAGAATTTCAGTAGCATCTTGGGCTCCTTCTTCTGGACTCTTTTTATTTTTTTGTCTGATGAACTTGTGGTATATCTGAATAGACTCTTCACTTTTTACTTCACTGATAGTCATTACTCTATCCATATTCAAAAGGAAGCAGTCGTCATCAGAAAACTTCAACCAAGGATCAATCTTATATCCTTGTATACCTCTTGAAGCAATAGTTATAACTTCTATCGTCACTGGATTATGAAGAATCAACATGGTTCTATCTTCATGTTCCTCCGGAGAAACGATTGCAAATATCTCTTCTCCAGATATTAGTTTTATGACTGCATAGAAATCTTCTTCCATATTATTCTTTTAAATTTACTTGGATGAATTCATAATTGAATTGTTCTTCGTTATATATTTTTACTCTTTCAATTAAGTGATTAAGAGTATAGTTTTTTCTATTCTGTTTTGTGCAATCATCAGCAATATCATATAAAACTGCTTGAGTCTTACCATTTCCTTTTCTTAAAACTCTACCAATAGATTGTAGATTTCTGATTCTAGATTTGGATGGTGATGCAAAGATCACATTATGTAAGTTTTTAATATTAATTCCAGTTGAGAAAGTTCCATAAGAGGCAACAATGATTGCATTATTTTCTTTTTCAGTAATCTCTCTTACAAGTTCTCTTTCTTCTGCGTTCACTCCTCCGTGAACATAGAATACTTTTCTTCCTTTCTCCGCAGAACTATTTATCGATTCATAAAGAGGGAGTCCGTGTGATTCAACCCTAGCAAATAATACCAAGGTGTTTCCTTTTAAATCTAATGCAAGATTTTTTACAAATTTATTTCTTTTTTCATTCCCAATAATAAATTGAACCTCGTCTTCAAATGCTTCAAACACTTGAGGATTATGTCTCATGA